TGTTGAAACTCCCGTACTTCCAATATTCCTGCTTCCACCTGTCGGTTCATCCACTCCATAAACGCCGACACCTTATCCGCTGAACGTGGAAACACAAATGCCTGCCTGCCTGGAGAGGTCATCTGATAAAACCCAGCTTTTAACCCGAAACAATCCTCTTCAACTATTGCCTGCCAGATAACATGAGTTAATTCCCGAAACCGCTTACGCATATCCCTGGCAAACGCATTCCGCAAAACCGTGGTCCTGGTAGGATCATAACTGTTTACCTGTATTGGATTATATGTTAATGTTTCTATCATTTTATTCCCAATAAAAAACCGTACTTCTCTGTCCTTTCTTCAATAATTCAATACTAGTAATCTTCGTTCCACTCAAATCAAATGTAACAGCATCGTGTAATTTAATCTTCGTACTTGTTAACTGTCCGTGGTCGAATAAACGATCCGCCCCGTTTTCATCTGTCAACCTACTCAAGGACTGTGATGCTGTTATATATTGAATTACTCCTTGCATTTATTCTCCATACATATCTGGTTCAAACGTCGGTCTTGGTTCTTCCTTAATTTCTTCCAATCTATATTTTTTAAGTTCTACTTTAATATCCTTTTCGTCATCTGTTAATTTTATTGATCCGTCCTTCCGTGTAGCATGCCGTTTTATATCAATAGTCATGATATCATTAAGCACAATATGAATATGAGCTTCTATAATATGAGTATCCTCTACCCCAAGAAGCCTCAAGAGTTCTTTTCCTAAATAATATGAACTTACTGTAGCCATAATTTCTATTTGTTTTGGTTAAACAATATATTATTCCTCCTCAATTTTTTCCTTTTCCAACCGCTGACGTTCCAACTCCTCTTCCTCTGGTGTTAAAACCCGTTTCTCCTCTTCTTTTATCATCACTTCCCGGGCTTCTACAATCTGATCAATCTGTTCTTTTTCTAATCCTAAGAAATATCTCAAAAATTCATCAGGTGGAATTGTCATCTCTGCCATTGGTGATGCAGCATACTTTGATAATGCCTCGGAACGAGACTTTCCAATATCAACCTTTTCCTTTTCCGACTGAGCAAACAAATCCTGCCATTGAACATCATATTTTTCCTTTGGCTCTGGTAATATCTTATATTCAATACACTTATCTACAAACGGTCGAACAATGTTTGGTTCAGCAAATTCCTCTCTACGACTCTTCACAAATGATAACCATTCAGTACGATCCTGGGAGCTTGATAACTCTCCACGTTCCGAACCTGTTAATATCCGTTTTGGTATTCCTGTCACCGCTGAGATCATTTGCAGTTGAATATCTACATGGGATGCTGGATCTGATATTTGTTGAGCCAAGGATTGTAAATCAACTCCTTCCATAATTAATATACGCCGTAGATTGTTTTCATACTCGTCGATCTGATCCTTCAAATCATCCTCGGTATCCGTGGTCATTGTAAAATCCTTATCCAACTTACCTTGATAACCAGGACGAGCTCCTCGCCAAAACATTTCAGCATCTCCGCCAACCAACTTTTCCAAATCCATCAAACGATTATATACAGCTTCCAAACGTGGTAAACCTTTAACATCTGATTCTAACTTCTCATCTGTTATATGTAACACCCTGGTATGATGAATTCTTACCTCTGCCTCTCCTCCAGCAGGATTAGTTATCGTAATTGTATATTCTGTAGGTAATCCATATCTAGGATTCTTAGCTTGAGTTTCCCACTTTGTTATTTTAACATCTCCCTGAGAGAATGGTTTTACATATAATAATTTCTTTTCTCTTCCTACCGATACCGGCAAAGCAAAATCATCCCGTTTCTTTACATCACTCAACCCTAACAATAACACTCCGAATTCTCCAATACCAGTGAGTTTATCTAACCATCTCTCAATTCAACCCAATCTTTTTGTAGTGGAGTTTCCTTGTCGTCGTCGGATTCAATTATTTCCAAATCTCCCTGCCAAGTAACTTTCACAGGACGATCAATTATCGCTCTAGCAATATCCTGACGTAAATATCTACTAGCATAATCTGCATAGGTTATATTTGTTGTATATCCTAACGCCTCATATATATTCCTATCCGTACCGTATTGCTGTCCTAACTTAGCAGCCAACTGCGCTCTCCCTACTAATTGACTCAGTACGGTCAACCTATCCTGTAAGGTTTGTATTTCAGTTCCTTTATCTGGTTTAGTTCGTTCCATAATACTTTATTGGCATTTTAAACTCCAATTTTTTCATATGTTTAGAAAATAATTGTTATCAATACGATTCAGCCACCCTTTTAGAAATATACCATATCTATCTTTTGAGCCTAAATGTTCGTAATATATCCGTCTTGCATGCTTGTAAGCTTTTACAAAGTCCCCTTCAAACTCATTGATTGCTTTTGCTGTTATGCCTCCCATAATACCGTCCTCTTGTGTTCTTGCCAGCTTTTGAGCCATCTTAACCGCTCTCGATATACCGGCATTAACTGAAAAATCAAATAACTCTAAACAGATATTTGCATTGTCAATCATGTACAGTTTCAAAGGTTTCCAAAAGTCCCGCTCATAAATTCCCTTTGCCTGCTCCTTGGTTAATTCTCTAATGTTCAATTCAGGATATGAACGTTTAGAAATTCCGTACTTGGTTTCTCCTCCAGGGTCATTCGGGTTATTAACATATCCACCCTCATGAAGTAATATCACCTCGACCGCTTGTTTAAACATCTTTTTTCTTCTCCATTGGTTTTTGCCCCAGTTTCAAACCTATAAATATACCTGATGTTGCAGTAAACACAGCAATAAACTCCCCAGCTGACCAGCCCATAATTACCGTTAATATTGTTGTTACCAGCATTGCCCAAGATAATCCAATTACAAACATTACTCTTGTAGAGCTTTTATGACCTGAACTTTCCTCTAAAAATTTCATATCATTTGATTTTAGTTAATATTCCCATTCAATATCTTCTTTTTTCGGATAATAATCATCCGCAGTTGACGGTAAAGCAATAGGATAATTTATAAATTCAGCATAATTTATAAATTCAGCCGTTTTTGATTCCTCAATAAGTTCATATTGAGTTCCACACACCCAGCATTTTAATCCTGTATCTAATGGATAACCGCATTTTACACAATCCATAATCTATTGTTTTGTGAGAACCCGCCCCTCTGTTGGAGTGAGTCCTCTGGGCCTCTTCTTTATTCCCATTCAATAAACTCAACGTATATCTGTTTTGTAAGTCAAATGAATGAACGACCGCTAAAAAAAGATCCCCTGGTACGTATTCTTTCCAGAGTATTTCAGTTTTGGTTTGCAACCCCCCGATAGCCTTTGCGTTTATATATCCTGAACTGATCAATGCAACCATTATAATAACAATCCATGTAACCGCCTGCATTTTCCATCGTTTTTGGTGACTTACAATTTCCTCAACTTTACGGTCAAAGTGTTCGATAATATCTATCTTGTCTACGTCTGCTAATTCCATATCGTGTCTTGTTTTGCTTCAAGCTTTTTAATTAGTTCATCTAATTTTACATTAATATCCTCCGCTCGTTGCACGTTTGTTTTCTGTTGAAAGAACAACTCCATTTCTTTTTGTGTGGTGTCCACTTTTACACTGTCTTGCAGGCAGAATAATAACGGTATGATAAAAAGTGTTTTCATTCTTTCATTATATAAGTATAAATCGTTCCCACCTTACTTTCTATTTCCCCTAATCTGTAATTCAATACTTCAATATTTGCCTGTTTTAACTCTGCTTTTAATTCAACTATCTCTGCCTTATTCCTTTTCACCTGATCTGACATTAACACAAACTTAGCTCCGTAACCAAGTAACATTATAACGAATGCTACAATGTATATGTGGTCTTTGTAATATGCTAATCCTTTTTTTGTTGTCATTAATCCTGTCTTATTATATACCCCTTATTCTCGGTTGTGGCTGTTATGTTCCACTTGTTCGCTAAGTAAGCAGTAAGTACATCACGGTCACGGTCGGAAATGTCTGCGTTATATACGATGACTTCCATTATTTCGGCATCGGCAAAATAATTAAGTCCTCCTCTTGCTCCTAATGTAATACCATCTAAAGAACCTGAGCCAGAATTTTCTTCTTCAATTGCTCCATTTATCCAATATTTACCTGATACTCCATTGAACTCAGCAACATGAATATTATCATTGGCATTTGTACTAATATGATTAATTACGCCCGATCCTGCATATATCTTGAACAAATTGTCTTTATAGTAAATCATTTGCTGAGTGGTAGAACGGGCATCAAAAACAGCTTCATTATCCCCTAATCCTCCTGTAATTTTATAAACAATAAAAACAGTATTCGGCTGACTTAATGCACTTCCAAAAGCAGCACTCTGCAAAAATGTACTATTAGCCGCTGTAAAAGCCACCCTCCCTGTACTTGCATCGTATGTCGGACGGGTGGCATCATCGTTGGTATTCACTACATGAACATTCAAGCTACCTTTCCCTTCCCAGTCATCTACATACGTACCGTCAAGTGTGAATGTACTTGCATCTTTGCCATCAAGCCAAACCTTGCACTCGTCGTCAATGTTAAGAGGTTGGTTGGCATCGTAGGCATATATAACTTTTGCCTTGCCTTCATTCATTATGATTTTCTGCCCTTGCAAAGCAAAGGCAAACAGAGAAAAAAGAAATATTAATGCTAGCTTTTTCATATTATTGTGCTGTTTGACTTGTCATTTGCCAATTCGTTCCATCAAATACACAAACCACAACCTGACCAGCTTCAATGTCCCCAGTTACAAGTGCCTGATCGTGCATTTTGAGTATTGCATCCAAATCCCCGACTTCTGTTATCTCTAATGTTGCTCCGTCTGTATTTGCTGTGGTAGCTATGAATGTAACCGTTAATCCTGTCACCAAAGCAGAAACGCCTGGCAAGGAAATCTCGTAGTCGTCATCTGCCTGTTCATCGGCGGCAAAATTAATAACTCCGTCAACATATACTGTGTCATTTAAGGTTATTTCAATACCGCCTACTGCTCCGTCAATTCGTATGCCTTCTTTTCCGCCTGCAATGTATGATCCCAAATCTGCTCCTGCCCATCCAAGCCCTGTATTAGGATCAGAATGATTTGATATTATTCGAGGAGTTGTGGATGTTGGTGCTGCGTTTGTAATTTGTGGGGATTGTGAATTATCACCATAAAAATTACTACCAACAAAAAGCCACTTATCATCGGCCCCAAGTACTATTTTAATTTGATCCGATCCCGAACTACGAAACCCCGTATTAGGATCACTAATAAACGATATACCTGGCAAAGCCTGTGTTCCATCTCCTACCAATATACGACTATTCGCCTCAATATAATCCACATCCAGAGTATCCCAAGTTATCTCTGAACCGTCTGCGGTTTCCAGTACCGTAGTCCCTCCTGTTGAAGTAGGTGATAATACCTTTACATCAGGAGTTGCCAAATCAGGCAAAAACAACGAATCTCCGCTAAACAAATGCTGGACAGCAATTCCTTTGGTAGCATCCGACTGGTCTATGATCAACAGATCAGTCTTGGTAGCTGATGTTGCTCTGGTGAGATCCGCTATTTTCTGTCCATATAAAACCAACGAACCAGCAATCAATATTAATATTAATAATAATCGTTTCATATCTCTTTGTTTTATTTAGTTAATATAAATTTCCCGTCTTTAGTCAATATCGGTATGCCTCCCTTGGTCAGGATTGCATCCCCAGGAACGCCATGTGGATTCACCACCGTGGTAACCACATCCCGTACCACGTTCCTCGTTACGTTTCGTATTAGTGGTTTACGTTTAATCATTACCAGTCAAATCCAAATGTGAATTCCCCTGAAGTATAATTCGTGGTATCTCCGCTACTTGTATCTGCCTTCACTCCAGCTCTCCATTGTGTTCCAGCTCCTCCGCCTTCAATTACCTTACGGCATACTTCATCGTAGGTATCATAATCAGTCCATGCATCGTCTCCCGTGCATTTAAACTGTAAGGTCACAGTCATTACTCCTGCTCCCGATCCTGTTTCCCGTATTGAGAAAAAGATGTGAGTCAGGTCCTCTCTGCGGATGCCCACCGGGTTGGTGAAGTAACCATCTCCAGCTGGTTCTGCATTCACTGTTGCATATTCCCGATAATCTCTGCTTGATTTACTATTTGCCATATCTTTATTATTTTAAGTCATAAATTTTTCATACAACGAACCAATGTTAGTAGTGATCTTCTCCTCCTTATCTAACTTTTCCAATACTCCCCGAATTACTCGCAAGGCAGTTTCCCCGAATGTAAATTCCTTTTCACCACTCTTTTTCCAGTTTACCTGCCCTACTCCGTTTTCATCCATTGATTGTGTTATCCCATACTCCTTTGTTTCCTTCTCATCAAACGAAATCTGAGATTTTAAATCAGTAATGAT